AACTATGGACAGTTTAAATTTTTACTGCCCGAGTTTTCACAAATGATATTTTCTCCTGGTCCACTTATATATAAGTTAAGACAAGGTTTAAAAGATTATAAGGCAAGAGATTATTTACTATTAACAGGAGATCCTGCAATAATTGGTGTAGCGTGTTCTATAGTTTCTAACATTACTAATGGTAAATTTAAATTATTAAAATGGGATAAACAAGAAAGAAAATATTATCCTATTGAAGTCAATCTATACGAGAAAGGAGAAATTGATGATTAAAACAACAAACATGCCAGAGACCATTACTACACAGGACACTGGTATAAACACAACACAAAATAGGTCAATTGATTTTGAAAAAGATCAACAAGACCTTATGAAGAAGACTGATAATATTCAGTCACTAGCAGATCAAGTTGAGAGATTAGAGCTGTGCAATGACCGTATTGCAGATATAGAGGCTGATCTTAAAATGATGAAAAACAAAAGAGACCACATATCAGGGGAGGTTATACCAACCATGATGTCTGAAATGGGCTTTTCAGAACTAACATTAAAAGATCAAACAAAATTAAAAGTGTCTACCTCTTACAAAGCTCACATAAGTGAAGCAAACAAAGAGATGGCATTTAACTGGCTTCGTGAAAATGGCTTGGGTGATATAATCAAAAACGAGATATCCGTATCATTCGGTCGTAACGAGGATAACAAGGCGGCTGATTATGCCGAACTTGCGAAGAGTAGTGGGTTCCAACCAACACAAAAGATGAAGGTAGAACCCATGACTCTGAAAGCGCTAGTCCGTGAGCGTTTAGAATCAGGCAAAGAAATGCCAACGGAAATTTTCGGTGTCTTTACCGAAAATAAAACTACTATAAAGAGGAGTAAATAAACATGAACCAAGTAGCAAGTAAAAAAGAAGGAGCATTGGCAATCAATATGTTTGAAGCTGATGCAGACAAAGGTTCTCAAAACATGACGCAAGAAGATCTTGCGTTACCTTTCCTAAAAGTTTTGGGACAACTATCACCTGAAGTTAATAAGCGTGATGGTAAATATGTCGAGGGCGCAGAACCCGGCAAAATAATCAATACAGTTTCTAACGAACTGTATGATCAAATCAATGTATTGCCAGTCTTTTACAAAAGAAAATACATTGAATGGCAAGACAGAGGTACCAGCACTGGTGCACCTGTTGCTATCCACGAGGCAGACAGTGATATAATTAGTCAGACCACTAGGGGGAAGGACTATAAAGATAGACTACCAAACGGTAACTATCTTGAAAACACTGCGGATCACTTTGTGATTCTAATGGGTAGTAGTCCCCAAACAGCTTTGATTTCTATGAAAGCTACTCAATTAAAAGTGAGTAGAAAATGGAACTCAATGATGATGGGTATTAAAATGCAGGGTAAGAATGGACTCTTCACTCCGCCAACATACAGCCACATTTACAGTCTAAAAACCGTGCCGATGTCTAATGACAAAGGATCATGGTTTGGATGGGACGTAAGTAAAGTCGGACCTATCGAAGATAAAGCAATCTATGAGATAGCAAAAGGCTTTGCTGAACGTGTAGGTAAAGGTGAGGTACAGGCGAAGCATGGTGAAGCTGAAACCAATTCACAAGCACAACCATACTAAACATATCCTAGGTACTGGGCGTCAAAGCGAGAGTAGAGACGCCCAGGTTTTATTATGGAAAATATAAGAGTATTTAAAAATATATTTGAAGGACTAGACCGTGCTCATGGTGTCACAAAAGTTGGTGAATCAAACGGTGATGGTAACAAAATAAAAGGTAAATCTTTTGTAAAAAGAGAACCAGTCACAGATGAGCTATGGTTAAAACATTTACAGGGTGTAGAAAGTTTAGGTGTTATACCTATAAACGATGATAATAAATGTAAATGGGGCTGCATAGATATAGATTCTTATGCAGGATTTGATCACAAACAATTAATTCAAAAAATAAATAAATTAAAATTACCACTGATAGTATTTAGATCTAAATCCGGTGGTGCACATGTATTTTTATTTACATCAGATTATGTGTCAGCAAAATCTATGCAAGATAAACTTACAGAGATAAAAGCTGTGTTAGGTTATGGTGGATCAGAAGTTTTTCCAAAACAAACAGAATTAAAATCGAAAGATGATACAGGAAATTTTTTAAATTTACCATACTTTTCTGGTGACGATACAACAAGATACGCCTTTGATAAAGAGGGTGGAGGTGCTACACTAAAATATTTTTATGAACTTTATGAAATAAATAAAGTTTTAGATGTAGAAAGTATAAAAGTAGAAAGACCACAATCAGAATACAACGATGGACCACCTTGTATTGAAACATTAGCTATGAATAAAATTGGTGAGGGTGGTAGAAATAATGCATTGTTTCATTATGGTGTATATGCAAAACAAAAATGGCCAAGTGAATGGAAATCAAAATTAATATTATTTAATGCAACTGCAATGGGCAAACCATTGTCAGATACAGAGGTGCAAATAGTTGTAAATCAACACGATAAAAAAGAATGGGGATATAAATGTAACGATCAACCTATGTGTAGCATGTGTGATAAAACTTTATGTCGAACTAGGAAATATGGCATAGGGCAGGACATAATGTTTCCTGGGCTAACCGACCTCCAGGTAATAGACTTGGAGGATCCTTACTACTACCTCAACGTAGACGGAGAAAGATTATACTTAGAGAATGTAAAATATTTAAGACAACAAAGTTTATTTCAAGAGGCGTGTATGAAACAATTAAGATTTAGACCACCAACATTAAAAGAAAAAGATTGGGTATTAATAACAAATTTATTATTAAACAATGCAGAAGTTACAGAACCTGCACAAGGCATGCGTACAGAGGACCAATTACAAAATCATTTAGAAGAGTTTTGTTTAAACAGACAAGTATCTACAGATAAAAATGATTTAAAAAAAGGTGGTGTATGGACTTCAGATGGCAGTCACCATTTTGTATTTGATAGGTTCTATCATCAATTTTTGATTAGACGTAGATGGGATGTAGGCTATCAAAGAACTGGACAAATGTTGAAAGAGAAATGTGGGTGTGAGGATAAAAGATTAGGAAAAGAGAAACTATCTGTATTTATTGTAAAAGAGTTTGACAAGAAACAAGATGAATATAAACAAAAAAAATTAAAAGAAGAAGATCCGTATTAATGAAAACTAGAATACATGTAAACCAACACAAGATTAGAAGTAATAAAAAACATAACTTAAATGAACCTGTCATAACTGTTAAAACTTCTAAATCAAACACCTATGCGCATGAAGTAGAGGTATTAGGACCAAGTAAAATTATATACAGTCCCGATAAACCATTGAGTTGTGGTGCAAGAGTTTGGATTGAAACAGAGGGAGAAGTAAAAATTAAATGAAAACAATAGTGCAATACGATCAAAAAGAATACCCTGTAATTTATTTAAGATATTTTCAAAATAAAATAATGTATATCGGTGAGACTAAAAATAAATATACTGGCAGACCATTTAGATTTATGAGTCATAGTCCAGTAGATAAAGTTAGACTTATTAAATCATCAAAAAATTTAGAGAGAAGACAATATTGGGAGGCAGTTTTGATTTGTAAATTAAAACCTGAAAAACAAAACCCAAATCTTTATCTTGGCAAATTAGACAGGTCTAATCCTGAAAGAATAAAACAAACAAGAATAAAAAGAGCACATAAAAGATATTATGATGTGGTTAAAAAAGTCATTGTAAAAGCTGAAGAAGTAACTCTTTTAGAAAAAACAATGAAAGTTAAAAAAGAAGAAATGAAAAAATTACATAAAAAATCAGTGGTATTTAAAAAAGTAAAAGAAAGATTGGCAAATTCTACATGAAAACAATTGTATTAGGACCACCAGGTACAGGTAAAACTACTACGTTGTTAAACAAAGTAGATGATTATTTAAAACAAACAGATCCTGATAAAGTTGGATATTTTGCTTTTACACAGAAAGCTGCGTACGAAGCAAGAGACAGAGCAATAAAAAAATTTAATCTTACAGAAGACGACCTACCATATTTTAGAACACTACACTCACTAGCTTTTAGAAAACTAGGTATTAAAAAAGAAGATGTAATGCAACGTAGACACTATGTTGATCTTGGTAAAAAACTAGGTTTTCCTGTAAACTATGCTAAATTTGAAGATGACCATGGTGGTATTTTTACATCTGATAGTGAGTATTTAAGAATAATTAACTTAGCAAAACTTAGGAACATTACAGCAGAACAACAGTTTGATTTAGCAGAACACAATAGTGATCTTGAAAGAGATAAACTACGTATTATTGCAAACGAAATAGAGCGATACAAAAAAGAATATAGTTTAATAGATTTTAATGACATGATTTTAAAATTTATAAAGTCAGATAAGTCACCAAACTTTGACGTTGTGTTTATAGATGAGGCACAAGATCTATCACTAATGCAATGGGATATGGCTAAAACTATATGGAGTAAAACAGAGGACTCTTTTATTGCGGGTGATGATGACCAAGCTATATTTAGATGGGCTGGCGCAGATGTAGATTCTTTTATTGCACAAAAAGGTTTGATGATGCCACTACAACAGTCACATAGAATACCGGCAAAGGTCCACAATGTTGCTATGGGTATTATAAATAAAATTAGAAACAGAATTGATAAAACATGGAAACCAAAGGTGCATGAAGGATCTTTGTCTAGATACGATGAGTTTGAACAAATAGATATGTCTAACGGTGAATGGTTAGTGTTGGCTAGAACTAAATACATGTTAAACGATTTAGAAGAAAGTTTATACAGAGATGGTAGATACTATGTAAATAAATTTAAAAGAACTAAAGAAAAAGAATTACACTATGCAGCGCAAGACTGGGAAAACTTACGTAAAGGTCAACCACTAGCATACAAAGAAGTAGAACGAATCTATAGTTACATGAAAGACAATACAGATAAAAATAAATTAAAAGGTATGTTGAAAGACGGCTCCTATAATATTGATACGTTAAAGAAAGACTATGGATTAAAAGTAGATACACCTTGGTTTGAGGCATTCGATGATGCACCAAGTCGAGATGTAAACTATTTAAGAAAGATGAGAAAGAACGGAGAAAAACTAAACGAACCACCACGAATAACTTTGTCTACCATACATGGTGCAAAGGGT